CTTGAACTGGTCTTCAATGGTGAAGTAAGAAGGAGTGGTGCCGATACTAGCGCCACCCGACAGTGCGTCACTGGTCATCAGAGCGGACTGGATCAGAGAGTCGTAGGTGCTGTTACGAAGGTCTACAGAGATGTCACCAGCTACCGTCTTGTTGCCGTGACGGTCAACTCGGTCCATGCGGTCTGGCTGAATTTCATTGCCCTGTACACGGTCCTTAGACAGGTTCAGAGAGTGACTGTTAAATGGGAGATTGGTGTCTACTGTAACTGCTGTGCCAAAAGCACTTTGAGCGCCGAGAGCAAGCTGTGAACGAGAACCTTGTGCGAAAGCCATTTGCTTCCTCCTTAGTTATAAATGTAGAACCCGATGTTCACCGGGACATAATAAAACGGAGTGTCTAACCCGCCACCTTCTCGTTCGGCATAGTCGATAGACACGACGATACTGTCTCCACTACTGTTAATGAAGGAAGCATCGGTAGTTGCTTCAAAGGCGTCTAGCACCTTGTCAGCCAACTCATCAGCAGCACCGGGACCATTACCCTCTGGTGCGTAGCAGACTACGGTGAATACACCGTTGTAGCGTTGCTGTGGGGTTAAGCCTCTTACAGCGGGTCTGCGAGATTGAGGCACAAAGAAGGTCTCAACGTAAGAAGTACCATTCTTTCTGTCATAGCTAGAGTTCTCGTAGGAAATAGGGGGTAGGCCAGACACAGCTTTTAGTTTAGTCTCTAGGGCTGCACGAATGTCTCTGTATATACTAGCCATGCTTACCTACCGTGTTGCCGAATAATCTTGTCTACGATCTGCTTCTTCTGCTCAACCTCAATAGCATGTGGCGCACGGTTGATGAAGTAGTAGTTACCAGCTTGAAGGGCAATACCCTCTCTAACTGAACCGCCGGGGCTACCCACCTCTACGGTCTTCTTGATGTCGTTCACCAAGTTATTGAGGGCTTTGCCTCGTTCGGACCCTTTGTCACGACCCCTTGGCCTATTATCGGAAGACTTGCTACGGCCTCCACCAAGGTTGTCCTTGAAGCTCCAAGAGTTGACGAATGCCCCTGTATCTACAGGAGAGGCCAGAACAACCGTCCTAGCCACGTCAGTCATCTTACGCTCTACAGCGCCTTCGAGCATCTCATCAATCTCTGCCAGCTTAGCCTTAAGAGCAGGGGAGACTTTTAGCTTAGGGACTGCCACTACTCAAACACCTCACAGAGGTAACAGACGGGCTGACCACCACTACGGATGGTTCTAACGGTCTGAATGTTGACCGGATCGCCGTAGCCTAGAATTTGGTCTTCATCATCAGGGGTAACTGACAGACCCTTAGCGGCTATGACGCAAACCCGACTGCCCTTCCTAGTCTTATTGAGGTCAAATGTACCCTCTGCTAGGCTATAGAAGTATCCCGTAAAGGAATAGTCCAAAGTCTCACTTCCAGATACAGTACCAGAAGAAGTGTCGTAGGAGCCTGTTTTGGTGACTTTGCGGAGTGTAAGGGGTTCGCCAAAGTCTTGGACCAACCTCAGAACATCACTAGCGTTAAAAGACATGGACTATTCCTCACTCGTAATCCGCAGAACCGTTGTAGTTCGGTGGGTTGCGGAAACGATCCCTGCGGAAAGATGGGGTGACACGATCAGTGTCTTGTCTTACCACAGAGATAGTTGCCTTACTGAGGCCCCCAGCTTTGACGCCGAGACCGGACTGTCTTTTGGACTCAGACTCAAGAGTTTCCGCAAGGGCCATGTAATGGGTGTGAAGATCAGAGTAACTAGCGCTAAGAGCGCCATCAAGCTCAGTGTCAACACGACGGCTATACTTAGCTGCAATAGCTCTGCAACAATAAGCACCAGTCTCATAGATATTGTCACTGGACTGAGCAAGAGCAAAAGAAATTTCATCGTCTTGTACCTGAGTATCGTTGGGGTCAGTGTCGCCTACGATAAAACGCACGGCATTCCTGCGACCAGAGGCCGTAGTCGTGTTAAGATCGTCTGGATCGTAGGTGAAAGTCATTATGCTTGCTCCCAATCTGACCAAGGGCTGTTACGCCAAGTACGGATATGGCCACGTTGTTTCTTCGTGACCGTAGAAGCCTTACACTTCTTTGTGTTGTATTCACGCTCTGTCTTGGTGAACAGCTTGACCTTAGTGTTAATGTTGTCTACAATAACCTTAAGTTCATCAGGGCCTAGTTCATCGAGACCATCTCCTACTACAACCTTCTGGTTGGATTCAGTCGGAGCCTCCTGCATGAGGAGACCCCGGTTGAATAGAGACATAACGTCTTGCCAAGGGATGCTTCGCTGTTGCCAGTCAAAGACATCCCCTCGCTTCCATTCGGTTCCATACCCCTTAAACTCTTGTTTAACGAGTTGGACCCAGTTAAGTTGAAAAGGAAGAAGAGAGTAGTCGGGTGTCATACTCTAGTCTCCTTAGTCGTCAGCTACAATCTGCTCGAAGAAGTAGCCAAGGTCAGCACCTACGATCTTCATCTCGTAAGACATCTTCACTTGGATCATCTCAGCAATCTGCTGGCGCTTAAGTGCGTCATCAGAGTAAGACTCAACAGTGATACCAAGGTTGTTAGCACCCGGAATGCTGTTCCATGCGAAGGTCAGACCAGCAGCAGGGGTCATAAGACCAGCGTTACCCGGAGTGTAACAAAGCATAGCGTGATTACCACCGATGAAGGAGGTAGCATCGGTAGCACCTTCTACAGCAGTGTTCTGTACAGCTTCCATGACGTAGTAGTTCTCTACCTCAAAGATTTCTGCCAGCTTCGCCTTGGTTACGAGAGCAGTGTTGGACACAGTAGCGCCACCGCTCAAACGAGCGATAATGTCTGCGTGGTTTACCAGAACGTCGTGTACCTTACGACCTACAACCAAAGTGTTTGGACGGAAGCCGCCAGACTTGAGTTGCATGGTACGAGAAGCATCAGTGATGTTCTTGATAGGCGTAGAGTTAGCTTCGTCCCATTCCGTCAAAGAGCGGCCAGATACGAGGTCTTGGCTGCCCCACAAACCCGCTGCAAAGAAATTCGTAGCGAACTGCCTCTCACGGTGTACCATAAGACGCATTGCAAGGGTCTGCGCTCCTGCGGAACGAATGTCCAGAGCAGCATCTTCGTTAGCAAGAGTATGCTCATCGAAATCCATGCCGAGGCCATACACGTCAGCAAAGTAGCTGTCGCTGGAAACGGTCATGCCGATACGCTCTACTTCGGTACGAGGTGCCAGCTTCTTAACGTCGCCAGTACGGTTCATACCCGCAGTATCGTAGATGTAGTATTTGTCAGACTGCTTGTCTACGCCTACAGTAGGGAAGACTTTGTCTGCAATGAAGTTTTCCTGAGACTGAGCGTAAGCCAGCGTCAGGTTGGACAACGGTGCATCAATATGCACGTTAGATGGGGTCAACAAAGGCATTAGTTTGCTCCTATTCCTTCAATTATGCTGCTTGATTAGCTACTGGCTTGAGCAGAACACGAATGATTTCACTCGCACCCGAAGCTGCATCCAGAGCTACGCCAAGTTGATAGTCACCAGTGGTGAAAGCGTCAGTGGCGAAGCCATTAGCATCAGCACCAACCATCGCACCTTTAGCTACTGCTTCACCAGCTTTTACCATAGCAATGCCGTCAATCTGTACGGAAAGATTGGTAGTAGCTGGAGTAGCGGAAGGGTCCACAGTGGTAAGAGCAACACCGATTGCCAACTCGCCGTCACCAGCTTGAGCAGCGCCCGTTGAAGTCATCTTCACGAACTCGAATTGATTGACAGCGCTAACTGCCTCTACAGAAATGTTGTTAAAGCGGCCTGCATTCGTCGCCATGATTTACTCTCCTTTGTAGAGCTTAGAAATGAGCGCTTTGCCTTCGTCAGTCTTGGCTACAGCAGCGTATGCTTTAGCGTAGCCAGACTTGGCAATAGCGTTTTCGTCCATGTAGGACTTTACCATAGAGTCCAGTTTGTCCTGTGGGGAAGCCATATCAGCTTCTACAGAGGCTTCACCGATCTCTTGCATCGAAGCACCCATAGCAGCATCAGCAGCTTTGAGGGCTTCTACGATTGCGTCATCTTTAGCTACATGAGCCAAGAGCGAGGCCGCAATTTCGTTGTCGAAGTTAGGCAGGATTTCGTCAGCTTGCTTCTTAAGCTCGATATGACGCTTAGCAATCTCTGCTTCTTCGAGAGCTTTGAGGACGGGGGCCGGGATGTCAGACTTGACAACCTTCTCACCGTCAAATTCTACATACTCAGGCTCTTCAGCCTTCGTAACTTCTTCTTCGGAAACAACGTAACCGTTGTCTTCTAGGGCCTTGGAGAGGCGGGAGACTTCTGCCTTAAGAGCGTCAACTTCAGCCAAGAACAGTTCGGACTGATCTACAGCGTCTTCTGTTACTTCAGCTTCATCAGCTTTGTTAAGGCGAGCCATAAGCTCCTTCTTCTCTTCAGCGGACATCTTTTCGAGTTCTTCCTTAGCCTTCTTCATGGCTTCGTCTTCACCCATGCCCTTACCCATGTAGTACGACTTACGCTCATCGAGGTAAGAGTCGTACCCTTTTTCCATGTCTTCCATGCTTTCGTCCCTTTTAATAAGACAGATTGTAGCGGCTTGATTAGCAGGACGGTCAACAAGTGACAATTCGTCCAACTCCAAGTCGAGTAGGATGTTAGTCATTTACTTCCTTCCTCTTAGCTTTGCCGCCGATAGAAAAGGCCGTAAGTTGGCCAGATTTTACCAGAGACCAGACCTCATCATCGAATACCTTCAATGCTACGATCCAACCTTCACGGCTACTGGAAATGCCCAAGGACTCACCAATCTCATTAGTGAGAGGCATCGAGTGGACAACTTGACCCACCTGATCCCCCTTGTGCATCATCTTACCAACACGAATATGCTCCATGAATTTATTCACGGCCTTAACCATAGTGTCGGCTTCAATTACATCACCTTGGCGGTCTACCAGAGGCTTACCGTCTTCAGTGATGACCGAGGCCCAACCGTAGACAAGACGTTGTTCGTCGTCTGTCTTAAGGATTTGACCCTCTAGGTTCATTTGCTCGGAATCGTCTTTTGCGAGCATATCGCTCACAGAAGAACCAGACTCCCACATTTTACAGGACCAATAACCAGCAGTGGTCTTATCAGTCTTGCTGTCGCAGTTGTGTCTAGCCCGGAAGTTAGCACGGGCCTTTGGGTCGTCACGACGGATTTCCATAGTGGGGCTACCAAAAGTAACCTTCTTCACTTTGTCACCGGACTTGACGTAAACACCAAACTTCTTAGCAGAGCCTTTAGGCAGACGGAATGGCTTATCTAGGGAGACCTTCTCACCACGAAACTCAGCCTTCTCTGTGCGACCCGGCAACAAATCCTTATCATGGCTTACAGCCTTCTGGCCAGCAGCAATCTTAAGGAAGCTGTTTACACGGGCCATTGCCCATTGCTCTTTAGATGTTACGTTAGGGCGCACAGAACCGGGGTTAGTCTTGTATGCACCGATACCACGGTCATAGACTGCTCGTAGGGTCTTAGCACTGATGTTGCCCTTCTTAGCTCCATGACGTGCGTTCCAGTTCTTAGCCTTCTCTGCTAAGGTGGAAGTCTTTACCTTCTCTACCGAAGACCAAGCAGCACGAAAGGCACGTTGCTCAGAGCCAGTGTCTTCCATGACAGAGTTGAACACCTGACGGAACTTACCTTGGTTCTCTTCTGGGACAGTCTGTCGTACTGCTTTGGGGAGGTCTGCATTAGTAGAGAAAGGCATTACTTCTTTCCTTTGTAGAAGGCATCCCGAATAGAACCACGGGAAAGACCAATATCGTTAAGCTCTCGGTCTGTCATCGAATAGAGTGTCTGAAGATCACTCTTCATCCGGGCGTTCTGTTTCATCCGGTTGTACATCTCGCCGGGGAGCTTCATTAGGTTCATAGCTGAGTTCCGCAATGTCCATGAGGTCTTGAATAACTTCTGGATGGTCAGAGACGTTAATATCTGCGCCATTCAGATTACGAAGGAAGGCTGCAATCTCACGAAGATCGTGCGGTGCTACATCACCAGCCTTGATGTACGGCATAGTATCGTAGGAAAGCCCGTTGAGTTGCCACAGGCGCTCTACGAGTTGCTTGTTGAGTACGTCAGTGATGGCACTAATGTAGCT